CAACGGACAGTAATCATGCCAAGTAGCTTTCTTTGACTCTCCGCGCTCTTTCCAAAGATACCACTCTTTCTCTGTCTCCATCACAATCCCCGCCGCTTGAAGTGCTTGGCAGGCTTCGAGAGTACCGTAATTTTCAGGATTCATAGTAACCTCCCCAATGTTCAGGCTCACATTCATGCTTTACAAAAACAGCCTTAATAAATACCGGGGTTGTCGGAGGTCTTTCTTCAAACCTCGACCATTTATCCACAATGGCCCTATTGCTATTGCATTGAGGAGACCTTCCTTTCCCGTAAAACATTAAGCAGTTGTCTTCCGTGACTGCCCACCATCGGTCGGTAAGCAATTCGTAAAGCCCGCATTTGTCTGGAATTTTGATGGCTTCATCTATGGGTATTTTTGTAAACTCTCTCACAAACCCTCCTTCTGCCCACCAAAGGGCTTCCACCAATTAGAAAAATATGCTACCCTTCTTTCCAGTTTCCGTACTTGCTCCTTGAGGGCTATGTTCTTATCCTCTATCTCAGTAAATCCTACTATTGATGGATGGACCGGACAGGTATCACATCGGACGCTTTCCAGTTCTTGCACCCTCTTCTTGAGTTCTGTTATCTCTAATTTGTAGTTTTCTCTTTCCTGCCTAATAACCCCCTTATATACTTCCAATCCAGATACTACCTGCTTCCCTTCTGATTTAAGGACGGCAATCTCTTTCTGGTTTTTATCAATTATTGCCTGTAAAATAGTACTACGATAAGAGAGATCATCTCTGAGAGCGGCAATCTCGGCATCTGCTTCTTCTTCGGCCAGACAGTATTTACCATCTTCCCTTTCTCGTATATCCCCATAGCTATCTTGTTGGTAGCGTTTCATTTATTTCTCCTCGCTCAGTTCAACGTATTCATCCTCGTCTTTGCATATCCTTTTCAGGTAATCATGACCACCGTCAATAGCTACAACACCACACATACAAGTAACGAAGTCATGTCGATGCCTAGATTCGATCTCATCTCCACAATGGACACATCGGATAGCGTTTCTGATAATCATTCTATTTCTCCTTGCTCACTAAATACTCTCCCGCAAGGCTACTCAAATTATTAAATAGAAACAGTGAAAACCACGCTTCTTCATTAAGTCGCCCCTTTTCATTCTGTTGCCTCCATGCCTTTTGGGAAAATTTGTGAAAGTCTATCCAATCCCCCTTCTCCACCAGCTTCCTTCTTAGTGCGTCCATGTCGTCAGGAGTAGTGAAGGTGCGGTCCTCAACCGTAGCACAAGTTGTCCTTACGGAATATCCACTATTGCCACAAGAGCAAGTTGACCGTCCATAACCTGAATCTCGTATTATACGGACCTCATGCCACTCTCCCAAATACTGTGTCAGCCTCTTTTTTGTCCCGTTATCCATCGTATCCTCCCTATCAATTCCCTCCCACCTGAGATTAAGTTGATCCGCTATCCTATTAGAGAATCTCCTTTTGTTTTTATTTCTCAGGTGAGGGGGAATTTTAATAAGTCGCGGGCAGGTTTGGCGTAGCATAAATGCTGAAGTTTCCTGCTTTTTTCGTACCCTCATCCTTTTGGACCGCGACATCTATTTTAATTTCCATTGCCCTTCATGCACTCACCGCTGCGGACTGATATGAATGTGAATCTTATATTTTCAACGCCGCCAATTATCTCTTTAGAATTAGTCATACCACACATTGAGGGGCAATGGGATTATTTGTTTTCTATCTCCTTTTCCACATCTGATCGTAACTTGTCCAGTACGAGAGTTGCCTGTTGGAAAGAAACATTATCAGACATTTTCTCATAAAACATTATGCCACAAAAGGATCCAATGCAAATGGCACAAATCAAGAGCACAATGATTAGGATCACAATAATGCCCTCATGGTTACTTCGATTTTTCCATTTCATTTTTCTTCTCCCACTTAATATACTCGCGGACAATATTCTCGGCAGCTATAAATGCCAATATCATCAGAAGCCATGATTCAAATGGTGTCGTATTTATTTTTAAGAAAATAGCCCCTCCCTGAAAGGATGCAAAATAAACGGTTGTCATTAAGATTTGTAAGAATAGCACTCTCATGTTCGCATCTCCTTCATAACCTTCTTGTAGTATCCAGGCGCCCTACCACTGTACCTTGCCAACGCTATTCTCAATGAGGGCGATGTCCTTTGATAGTGCTTTAGAATTTTGCACCCGGCAATTATGTTTTTTGCGGGGCACCTCAAATCCTCTTTTGAGTAGCCTACTAACCACTCTGAAGTTTTTGGTAATATTTGCATTAGCCCTATCGCACCATGACTTGAAATCGAATTCTGATTCCAATTGCTCTCCACTTGGATGATTGCTTTGACCAGTTTGGGTTGCGGATGGTTCTGTTCCACAATCTTTAATAGCTGGGCCTTGGTTGCAGGAATAAAATTTCTCGTCGAGTTTTCTAAGCTTTTCGGAATCAGTGATAGAATTACGAAAGTTAATACCAGGAGACAATACACCACTCTCTGACTTCGTTTGTAGTAATAGATTCCTCTTTTCATATTCCTCCTTTATATCTTCAAAAGAATGTAAGGGAGAAAGCCACTTCCGAAGTGGATAGAATTTACCTCCACAACAAGCAGGGCATTTACCCCCAACAAATAAAGTGTCACAATTTATGCAAACCAGAGCATTGGCTATTTTCATTTATCTCCTCCTTTAGAATGTCATACAAATATCCAGAAGCATTAAAAATGACACCACACAAAGCATCAACAAGACAATCCTTGATAAGAAGCCCCCGATGGCATTTCCACCAATCTATAAAGTGTCACCAACCCGATTTCATGTACACCTCTTTTGGAATCCCCTTCTGCCAATTATCAGAATCGCGTAATTTCCCATCAGATTGTAAACGGTGCTCATGCATATACTTTGCATAACATTCCAAGACCAAAGGACTCAGAAACCCTTCATAATCTAATTTACCTTCTTCGGGGTTTCGGGTTGCCCCCGTTTCAAATTCCCTCATTTCTTCTCTTCCACATCTACAATTATGGTTATGAGTTTTTTGCTCCCAGCATCAAGGACTCGTGTTTCCGTCTGAACGGTTTCGTCCATGACTAAGTAGATCTTACCTTCATGAATATCTACATATTTTTCTGCCATTGCCTATCTCCTAATTATATCGATTCTTTTATCGTAAGTGCGAGAGCTACGAAAGCTGGATCTCCCTTCTGTAAGGCCTCTAATAGCTGAGCTTTCTCCTCCAAATATACTTTAGCAAATTTGGGGTCGTATCGAACGATACTTGAAGTATTATCAATTATATCTGCTAATTTTACTGTCTGTACTTTCGGACATGCTAAGGAGAGATGAATTCTATCAAGTTCTTTTCGTAGGAGACGATTTCCGTCGGAAGGCTTACTAACGTCTGTAAGTTGACGTACGTAATCGGCTACTACGGATCCAAAAACATCGCGAATTTCATCTAAGGTTACTTCCGTATCTTCGACAACATCATGAAGCCATGCGGCACATATCATTTCGTTAGTATGGGAAACGCTCCTAACTAACTCGACTACTGCTGCAGGATGGTCAATATAGGGTTCGTTTGTATACTTACGTAATTGGTTCGCGTGAGCTTCTCTTGCGAATTTTTCTGCAACTTTGTCCATCACTTACCTCCACACGCCATCAAGACAATCGTCAAAACCAGATTCCGACATATTTCTGTTGTTGATATGATTCTCGCAATATATTCTTGGCATTATTGTTGGCTCATACAAAAATTCATGTTGCCTCATCTCGCCGCAAGTAGGACATTTGCAATCAACCATAAAGACTTCCGACTTTTCCTTTGTCTTGTAAAGAGGTTTATTATTTTTTCTTATTTCTCGACATTCAATACAACAATGGACCTTCTTCCACCTCGTTAATATCTTCCTGCAATCCGGGTTTTCACAATACCTTGGTGGCCCATTGGCGATATCAGATGCCTTTTTAACGCCTTCCAATCTACACTTATTACTACAAAATCGTTTCTGCCCATATTTAAGAGGATCGCCACAATTTTCACAATGCCTTGCTTCTGCTTCAATTGTCATGTCCAAGAGCCTTTAACTAAGTCAATGTATTTCTCTCTCACGATATCCTTCATTGCTATATTCAAAACTATTATACTACTGAATATCGAATCCCATCAAAATTTTCACGTTCCCCTAACATTTACCATTCCTGATTCAACCTTCCTGACTGGGAATTTCCTGTGAATATAATACCCAATGGAGTCGGATAAATGCGTCAACTCTGGAGTTTTCTTCTTGTCGATTTCTCCGGAGCCGCCCTCAATTAGTTGAACACCCTCAAAATCTTTCGTAGCATGCGGAGCCTTGTTTGGGTCAACCATTAACCGGATTTTGCCAGACATAGTCATCAAACGTGAGTTCACTGAATTGACCCGGTCACGTTCCGACGGGTTGGCCAAGGGAACTTCATAATGAACCCTGGCTGCGCCGAAATGAGCATTTAATACCTGCTTAACCAAATCCCAGTCCGATCCAGAAATGGCAGATGACTTTTTTGCTCCGCCTGTTGCATCGCCATAGATATATATTTCACCCCGATGATCACCAAAATCCGTTATCAACCGATTGCAAACCATTGGTGTGTTACTATTGCGAGGAATGTAAACCTCCCCGACAACCCCGCTTATGGCTTCTCCAATCAAAGGCACTTTGGTCGCCAAATCAAAAACCTGCTTTTCCTGGATAGCCGCTGCCACTCCGGGCGCTACGTTAAAGTCAAAACAAAAAATCAATGGTTGATCTGGATCATATTCAATCCGGGCACAATGAGTTCTATCCAAAAACGGATAATATGCCCGCCCTTGAAAGTTGACAAATGATGCTTCGTACTCTTGCATATATGTCAATTCGTCCAGGTCCGCTTTGGCTGCCGCTATTTCTTTTTTGTCAAGAATGTCGGCACTGATCCACCAATAATATCCCCACTCCCCGGTATCATTTGCCTGGGCCAATTTGGCGATATCATAATAGTGATTTCTACCTTCCGGCACACCTATCAAATCGCACCATCCATTTCTATCGGACAATGCTGGACGAACGTGCTCCCCCCATGTTTGTCGTTTCATATTGCCAAATTCGTCAAGGATTCCACCGTCCCATGGCGTTCCTTCTATCCGCTCTGGCTTGTCCATCCCCAAAACTTGAACGATAGACCCATTAATTCCATATACTATCAATTCCGACTCGTTGGGGGGTTTTGATTGAAACCAGCGTGGCGTCAAACGCTTTATGTCATCCCAATAAATTCGTTTGGCTTGATCTCTGGTTGGAGCCGCTGCGAAGAATCTTGCATCGTCAAATGCGGTGCCCTTTATTGCATTCAAAACCAACTTGCGCTTTGCCAGTTCTGTTTTTCCAGACCGCCTGCCTGCAGGGTTAACATTAAACCTGGCTGGTTGCGTTTCCAACCGATGCTGCTCGGCATGATAGCGCATCAGTGTCCACCTGGACGTCAAGTATTCAAACCCTTGCTTTGGCAATGGATTTTGGTGGGTGTTTTGTGCAGATAACTTTGGCTTAACATAACCAGGTATATTCGGATCTTTTGTTTTACGCCATCTCTCCAATGATGACCGACGCATCTTCTCTCTAGTGGCTTCTGATATCATTTGGATGGCTTGCCTCTGGTGGTTTCAATCTCTCTCTGTGCCGCCTTAATCTTCCTGGCCATTTCCATTGGATCAACCTCCTTATTTCCCTCCCAGAACATGCCTATATGGCGTCCTACATCGATCAAAGCGCTCTTCTTATCATACGTCTTAAATTTTATGCCAACTCCATATATTCCAGGAGTTACTTGTATTTCTCCAATGACAGCAACTTGTTCTCTGGTCAATTGATCAAATGGTTTCAATATTCCCATCCCATTCTGATATGTCCTTTAGATTTTGAAAAGCGATTAATGCCAGTTCATTTAGAACTTTCTCTTGTGTTATTTCAGTTTTCTTTTCTCTCTCTTGCATTCTCTCCGCTATCATTTGTTGTACATCATGGCGTTGGAATGCTCTCATTGCTTCTGCATTATCCCTTTGGGAATTGTTTAATGTATAGCCACAACGCCTCCATGCCTTTTGGACCGACAAATCTATCATATATTCATCGACAAATCTTTTGATTTTGAAGTATTTTTTTTGATTTACTGGATTGTCAAAGTCCTTGCGATTCGGGAGTTTAGCAGATGATTGTTTTCTTGTTATCTTCATAAGATCTTTTCTAACCTATTTTTTGACCTTATTAAAGATATTTTAGGATTATTTCAATTTGTTTTTATTGTCTTTTGCTTTGTCTTCGTATTTACTATTAATTTTATTGAAGAATTGTAATTGGCTTTATATTCCCAACTCTTTTGCTTTCTGTAAAAAGAATTGCTCGACATATACAGAAGACATTGGAATTATTTTATTTTTTAGTGGTTCTGGCAAATATATTGGCCATTCAATATTCTTTATGATAATATCTCTTTTCTCGGTAGCAAGCATAACTCGATCCGCTGCATGAATATACGTTTGATTCATTCTTCCCAGGCCAAATCTCTCCCCTATGGCCTCCAATATCACATTCTCCATAGTTGTGAATTTTGGCAACATTGCTTTTATTGGACTTGGAATGTCTCCCAAGTACGCTTCTGCTGCGTCATGCATTAAACGCCATCTTGAATCGCCAGGCAATTCCTTGGCATCTGACATCCTCAATGAATGCTCCGCAACACTATAGAACTGGCCGCAATGGCCATTATAACGACAAAGCAAGGATAAGGCGTGAGCAATATCAACAATGTCAATATCCTCCGGCCTTGGGTCCATTGGGTAAAACTTCCTGCCTGTAAATGTTTGTATCCAGTTACCTCTATTCATTTTCTTCCTTTCAAAATGGTATGTCGTCATCATTCCGTTCCACTGGCGGCATTGCTTCCCCAATTATCTTGTAATACAATTCCATCGCGCATTTGGCGTCATAATCAGCATTGTGCAAATTATTCTCTGAATAATTGATTCCATAATAATCGAGGACCGAGCCTTGCTTGAAATTCTTCAACGAATGACGTTTCCCGATTATATCCTGCATGGCCAAAACCATTACATCAATGGGGGGGTGCCAGAACCAGCTGCCGTAATAGTCGTCTCCGCATTTAGCAAACCATTGACGTAACACCTCTGAATCAAACTCCGCCCCGAAATTGATAAAATACAATTTGTCCGTCTTGTCATATTTGTCAACATATTTGCCTAGCAGTTTTTGAAACTCGGCCAGTACATCAATTGGATCTGGTTTACATGCAATATCCTGAAGTGTCAAGCCATG